AAATGAAGTAGAACCTGTAGAGTTAAATTCTTTCAATAATTTAAAATCTACCAGAATAGTATGCTCAAGAATTAATGAATTGCAACAACCTACATTTGAAAATGTTTCTGGTAGAAGATCATTTACCACTGCGATTACATTAAATACAACAGATGAAAATTTATCTCCGATTATAAATCTTGATGAATCTACAGTGCAGTTTGCATCAAATTATTTGAATAGACCGGTTACAGATTTTGTTGCAGACTCTAGATCTAATTCAATATTAAATGATCCACATGCTGCAACTTATGTTTCCAACCAAGTCAATCTTTCTCAACCTGCATCTTCATTAAAAGTTCTTTTGAGTGCATATAGGCATCCTTCTGCAGATATTAGAGTTCTTTATAGTTTGGTAAGACAAGATTCTGCAGAAATTGAACAATCATTTGAATTGTTCCCAGGTTATGAAAATATTGAGGCAACTTCTGATGGTAGTTTTAGAGTTGTAGATGAGTCTTTGAATACTGGACATCCTGATACAAAAGTTCCAGCAAGTCTTGATGGACAATTCCTAGAATATGAATTTAATGCTAATGATTTGGGCGAATTTACTGGATATAGTATTAAAATTGTAATGTCTGGAACAGATCAAGCAAATCCACCAATTATTAGTGATCTCAGAACAATAGCATTAGCATGAAGAATTTAATTAAAGTCAAAGATCATCCTCATCTTTATCGAGATGAGGATACTGGTGCCATTATTAATTGTGATACCATCGGATATAATCAAAGAATTAAAAAGATTGAAAAACAGAAAAAACAAAAAGAAGAATTGGACAATTTAAAGAAAGATATTCAAGAAATCAAATCTTTACTCAAAGATTTGTTGGATAAATAGTGCTTTTTATCTAATAATATAAATACTTAAAGAAAAATGCCCATCTGAATAATGGCAATATATGTATCAAATATAGTAATTGAGCAGGGATTTGATTTTGATACTACTTTTGTATTAGAAGATACTTTGACAAATGATTTTTTAGATTTGTCCGGATATGTGATAGAATCTCAACTCAGAAAAACCTATACATCATCTACATCGGTTTCTTTTGCTACAATTGTCACAGAACCGCTTAACGGTACAGTGACTATAGCATTAGGTTCTACCATAACTTCCACTTTAAAAAATGGTAGATATGTTTATGATGTAAAGGCAACAACTGGAGGTGGTGGTGGATCTGTTATAAAATTAGTTGAAGGGGTAGCATTAGTAAGACCAGGAGTAACTAGATAATGCCAAGCATACCAGATAGACTAGGAACACAGAACATAGTTCGTGTTTTATCAAATGCCTCTTCACCACCAACCAAATTAATTAATCTAAGTGATGTATATTCAGTAAATAAAAGTGATGATGGGTTGATTCTCGTATGGGATCAACCATCACAATTTTTTATAATGACGAGTGTCATCGACTCTGCGTCTTCAACTATTGGTGGTATTGCGTATTATACAAATATAACCAATAACACTTTAGGTGACGTTAATACTGGATCAGTCCAAATTGACGGTGGTGTTGGAATTGCACAAAATCTGACAGTTGGTAGTGGATTATCAGTAACATCAGCATCTTATTTTGGTTTTGACGTTACTATTGATGGAATTCTAAATTTATCTGGAGATGTAAATTTAAGTGGGAATGTAAGTTCCAGTGGAATTCTTACTGTTACCGATGATACTGATAATATTTTAGGAAATCCAGATACTGGTGCACTACAAGTTGATGGTGGTGTTGGAATTAATAAAAATGTAACTGTTGGTGGTGGATTATATGTTAACGGATCATCTGAATTTGTAGGTGTCGTTACATTCAGAGGTGGAACAATTGGTATTGGTGATAGCACCAGTGATGATATTGATGTTGGTGGAGAATTTGTATCAAACTTAGTTCCAAATACAGATAATACCTATGATATTGGTATTACTGATCAAAGATGGAGGAACGGATATTTTGCAGGATTTGTAACCTCTACAAATTTATATACATCTGGAACATCTTTATTTGGTGGTGATTTATCTGTTGTTGGATTTGTAAGTGTAACCGAAGGATTATATTATGATTCAGATTCGTATGAACCAAATGGACTTGCATATTTTAATCCAAATGGACAGTTGAGTGTTGCAAGTACAACTGGAATTATTACTACAAGCAATTATATATTAACAACATATGAAGTTGCGGGAGTAGGAACACCAGTGTGGACAACCACTATTGACGGAGGAGAATACTAATGGCAAAACCAAGCACAAGACAGGAATTAATTGAGTATTGTTTAAGACAACTAGGAGCTCCAGTTTTAGAAATTAATGTAGCTGATGAGCAGATTGATGATATAGTCGATGATGCCTTACAATATTTTAACGAAAGGCATTATGATGGTGTCGAAAGAATGTATTTGAAATATAAAATGTCTCAAGATGATATTAATAGAGGTGGTGCTGATGGAACAACTGGAGTAGGAATAGTAACTACAACAGGAACCTCAACAATTGTAGGAACAGCAACAACTTTTAATTTTTACGAAACATCAAATTACATTCAAGTTCCAGATTCTGTTATAGGTATAGAAAAAATATTTAAATTTGATAGTAGTACTATTTCTGGTGGAATGTTTAGTATTAAATATCAATTATTTTTAAATGATTTATATTATTTCAATTCTGTCGATTTATTGAATTATTCTATGACAAAAACTTATTTGGAAGATATTGATTTCTTATTAACAACTGATAAGCAAGTAAGATTTAATAAAAGACAAAATAGACTTTATCTTGATATTGATTGGAATGCTCAAACTAAGGATACATTTTTTGTTATTGATTGTCATAGAGCACTTGACCCAACAGAATTTACTAAAGTATATAATGATAGTTTCTTAAAAAAATATTTAACATCTTTGATCAAAAGACAATGGGGTCAAAATTTAATTAAGTTTAATGGAGTTAAACTTCCAGGAGGAATCGAATTGAATGGAAGGCAGATATATGAGGATGCTCAGAGGGAGCTTGAAGATATTAAACAAAGAATGTCAATGGATTATGAATTACCACCATTAGATTTAATTGGATAATTATGGCATTAAATCCTTTTTTTCTACAAGGTTCCTCAAATGAACAATACTTGGTTCAAGATTTAATTAACGAACAGTTAAAAATCTATGGAATTGATGTGCAATATCTTCCTAGAAAATTTATAAGAACTGATAATATACTTAATGAAGTTCAAACATCAAAATTTGATGCTAGTTTTGTTATAGAAGCATATTTGGATAACTATGAAGGATACTCTCCTGGTAGTGATATGATGACAAAATTTGGACTGAGATTAAAAAATGAAATTAATTTAATTATCTCAAAAGAAAGGTTTGAGGAGTATATCACTCCATTTTTATCAGGAATACAGGAAGGTATTGATAGAAATAAGATAGATGAATATGAATTGGAAGTTATAACAAGACCAAAGGAAGGGGATTTAATATATTTTCCTCTTGGAGAAAGATTATTTGAAGTAAAAAGAGTTGAGCATGAAAAACCATTTTATCAACTAGGAAAAAATTATGTTTATGAATTGCAATGTGAACTTTATGAATATGAAAATGAAGACATCGATACTTCAATAGAAGAAATTGATAGAAATTTGGGGGAAGAAGGATATATTACATCCTTAATTCTTGGTGGATCTGTTACAACAGCAACTGCAACAGCATCTATTAGTGATGGTGTAGTTAGTCAAATAATCTTATCAAATGATGGAGCATTTTATTCAGCAATTCCAACAGTAACTATCGATGATCCTCCATCAGGAAATCCTGATCATAAGGCTACTGCTGTTGCAATCACAACATCAATTGCCGGTGTTAGATCTATAGACTCAATAAGAATTATATATGGTGGTAGTGGTTATAGTATAGAAAATCCACCATTGGTTACTATCACGGGTGGTAATGGAGTTGGATCTGCTGCAACTGCAGTGATTGCAAATGGTGCTGTGAATGAATTTAAGGTTACAAATCCTGGTTCAAATTATTTTACAGAACCAGTTGTTACTGTTGTTGGAGTTGCTTCAACGTCTACAGTTGCAAAGGCATCATTCAATCCAATTACTGGAGAAATTTCTGGAATTCAAATTGTGAATTCTGGATACGGTTATACTGAAGCACCAACAGTTCAAATTTCTTCTGGATCTACAGTCAGCATTGGAGGAACATATCTATATAATGAAACGGTAATAGGATCTCTTTCTGGAACAATAGCACAAGTCAAATATTACAATTCTAGAACAGATCTTAATCAATCCAATCCTCCAGGAGATCTTAGAGTTTCTATTAATAGTGGACAATTTTCTCCAGGAGAAGTTATTGTTGGATCAGCATCATCTGCAGCATATATACTTAAATCATATGATAATGATAACTATGGGGAAGAATATGATGCGAATGAAGAAATTGAAACTGAAGCAGACTCGATAATAGATTTTACTGAAATTAATCCTTTTGGAGAATTTTAATGTTAGGAACTTATTTTTATCACGAAATTATACGTAAGACTATTGTTGGATTTGGAACTCTTTTCAATAATATTTACATTAGACATTTAAATAAAGATGGAAGTGTTGCAGACGAAACAAAAGTTGGTCTAAGTTATGGTCCAGCTCAAAAGTTTTTAGCAAAAATTCAACAGCAAGAAGATCTTTCAAAACCAATTGCAATTACTCTTCCAAGAATGTCTTTTGAGATGGTTGGTCTTCAATATGATCCTACCAGAAAAACCAGCGTAACTCAAACTTTTAGAGCATGTGATGATAATGGTAATATAAAAAAAGTTTATATGCCCGTTCCTTATAACGTTACATTTGAATTGAATATATATTCAAAGTTAAATGATGATGCTTTGCAAATTGTAGAGCAAATACTTCCATTTTTTCAACCATCATTCAATCTTACTATTGATTTAATTGATTCTATCGGTGAGAAAAAAGATATTCCTATTGTGATGGATAGTATTGATATGCAAGATGATTATGAGGGTGATTTTGCAACTAGAAGAGCATTGATATACACCTTAAGGTTTACTGCTAAAACATACTTATTTGGACCTATCGCAGACTCTACCGATGGTCTTATTCGCAAGGTTCAGGTTGATTTGTATAGTGATACAAATACACAAACTGCAAAACGTGAGATGAGATATACAGTTGTCCCAGATCCTATTGATGCAGAACCTGGAGACGATTTTGGATTTACAGAGTTGTGGGAAACATTCTCAGACTCTAAAGAGTATAGTCCAACACAACAAACTGATATTTAATAACTATGTCCGATAATTATGAATCGATAAATAATGCACTCAACACAACGAGTGATATTGTCGAAGTAGAAGATAAAGTCAAAAAAATAGTGCCCACTGATAATATAAGAGACGGGCATATTGATAAGGACTACGAGTATAGTCGTGCAAACCTCTATTCCCTTATAGAGAAGGGTCAGGAGGCAATTAATGGTATTATGGAGGTAGCAGGTGAAGGAGGCAGTCCAAGGGCATACGAGGTCGCAGGACAGTTGATTAAGAGTGTTGCAGACACGACCGATAAGTTGATTGACCTCCAAAAGAAACTTAAAGAAGTAGAAGAAGATTCTAAAAAGACTACCAATAATGTTACCAATAACGCGGTATTTGTTGGTTCCACTTCAGAACTTCAAAAAATGCTGAAGCAAGGTTTTCTAAATAATAAGGATAATATTTAAAAATTATGAAAGACGGTAAGTCTTCCAAAGACAAAGGTTATTCACTCCGAGACTGGTTTAAAGGTGGTGGATGGAAACAAACTGGTGGTAAGTATGATGGGAAACCATGTGCTAAACAACCAGGTCAAACCACAAAACCTTACTGCCGTGATCCCGATGATCGTGCAGCAATGAGTAAAGATGAAAGGAATAAAAGAGCTGCTAAAAAACGTAGAGAAGACCCAAATCCAGATAGAACAGGAAAGGCAAAAATCGTGACTCAAGAAGAAACTAAAAAAGATGCTTGCTATAAAAAAGTAAAAGCAAGTGCTAAAGTTTGGCCATCTGCTTATGCTTCTGGACGTTTAGTTCAGTGCCGTAAGAAGGGTGCTGCTAATTGGGGTAATAAATCAGAGTCTTATGAGTTCTCTAACTGGAGAGATGATTTTCAAGCAACTGAATATGAATTTTTTGATCTCATCAAACCAGAACCACTAAAAGGTCAGCAGATTGATGAAAATGTTTCATCTGGAAGATCACGTCTTGCAAAATCGGGAAGAGTTGCGGGCAAAATAGTTGGTGCGGTTACTAATACCGAAAAATCTAAAGAATTTGAAAAGCAAAAAGCAAAAGATATTTCAAACGACAAATCATTCGCAGATAAAGTAGATGTATCAGGGTTGAGTCCAGCAGAAGCATTGACTAGAAAAAGACAAGCAGAAAGAAAAGCAGCAAGAGAAAGAATAAAATCTAAGGAAAAAGCAGAAAAAGAAAGATTCAAAGGAGGAAGATTTGGAAGAATGAGAGAAGAAGCAGAGTTGGATGAAAAATGTTGGGATGGTTATACCCAACAAGGTATGAAAAAGAAAGGTAAGAAAGTTGTTCCCAACTGTGTTCCAGTTGGAGAAGAAAAGCATACTCCAACCAAATCTGATTTAGAAGCAAATATTGGTGGAGGAAATCTTCAAAAACTTTCCAAGAAAGCATCAAAAAGAATTGATTATGATGTCGATGGTGACGTAGATTCTCAAGATAAAGTCGAAAAAAGTAAGGGTGAATATGGAGAGGAACTTCCAACTCCATTTGGCAAGTTTAGAACTGGAGATGCTAAAAAAGTAAAAGTCAAAAAAGAAGAATTTTTTGATTGGAGGGAAGAGTTATCAGAAGCATCTGTAAAAAAATATTGCCCCAAGTGTAAAAAAGTTGAAACAAAATCTCAATGTGCTTATGGACCCAAGTATTGGGAAGATAATGCTGAAGAAGTGGAAAGTGGAGATATGTCTGAAGACTGGCAAAAGGTTAATAAATCAGATAAAACTGATGGAATGAGTCCTGCAGCAGTTAAGGCATATCGTCGTGAGAACCCAGGTTCCAAATTAAAGACTGCCGTAACTGGTGATCCAAAACCAGGAAGTAAAGATGCCAAACGCAGAAAGTCTTTCTGTGCTCGATCTAAGGGTCAGCAAGATATGCATAACATTGATTGCTCTAAGACCCCAGACAAACCCGTATGTAAAGCCCGTCGTCGTTGGAAGTGCTGATCAATGAAAAGTTTTCAACAATTTCTCTCAGAAAGTATCACCATCAATGGTGATTTCAATGGCACCTTAAATGTGGGTGCTTCTCAACCAGAACAGGCATCAGAGTCATTCTTTGCCGATGTTATGTGGGAAGGTAAACTTTATCGTTTAGAAGTAGAAGGCAAAATGCTTTCCAAAAACGAACTTGCAGAACAGATTCAAGGAGAATATCCTGGAGCGATTGTTCATAATGTTTATCCCGGTGAGGTAAATACTTCTAGAATTAAAAACGCACAAAGATATCAACCAGAAAGATTATCGTGGAGTGATTAATGGCTCAGTGGAATAAGAATACACAAGACTTTCTAAACCAAGAAAGAACACTTTTTGAAGTTAATGGTGTTGCAACAAGAGACGGAAA